TTTCCGCCTTTTCAAGGGCTTCTTTGTACCTTTGGGCGAGGTAACGTTGAGTTGCAGCTTCTGTCTTACGTCTTTGCTCAATTTTAACTCTCTTGTATAATCCTACGTGGGAAATATATCTTCCAGATTGAGTACTGAGCCAAGCTGAGACTTCTCTGTAGCTATAATACTTTAGGAACTCTTTAGCTTTTTCAAACAATTCTAATTCTTCTGGAATTGGTAGCAGTATATCACAGTCATCTGGGTCTTGTCTATAGCCAAAGGGAACATGTCTACCAACTCTAACTACAGGTTTCCAAACGTACTCACCACCAATTACTTCAGGTTTAGGTAGGGTCCAAGTTTTATTCGTTCTCATTATCTTTTTGTGGCAGAATAAATAGTGGGCTTGCAGCAGTGACTTCTACTTTCTCTGTCTTTACAAAACCACCACGATCTAGGACATCTTTTGCAGCTGCCATCTTTTCTTTATTTCCTAGATCTGTTGGATTATTCATAATCTCAAACATTGAGTATGCAGCTTTGGTTGCAGAAGAAGCAATAAACTTCTTTGTTAGTGCTGCAATCTCTTCTGCAAGTGGTTCTGCTACTTGTCTAGAAGTAACAGCATCAGCATACCCAGCAAGCTTCTTAGCTTTTACTAGGTTGCCACCAGCTTCCTCAAACAATACGTCAAGGAACTTCTGTTGTTTTTCTGTTAGGTTTCTAGCCATTACGTCACCATGTATAATACAAAGCCAAGGATACCAAAACCTACTGCAAGTATTAGAGCTGACAGAGTCCAAGTAATTATGGCCTCTTGCAATTCAGCCTTACGGTATTCTTGTTCTTTCTTTTGTTTTCTTATCTTAGCTTCTGTAGCTACAAGCTCATCCCATGCAGATGGACCCATAGTAAAGCTAATGTAGTCCTTCAGCTCTTTACGCATTTGTTCAGCTTTACGTTTAGCTGCAAACACTTCCATAGCTTCGGCTTCTACAGAACCTCCTAGTGTTTTCCACCACGGAGGATTTTTTGCTTGCTTCTCAGCTTGACCTAAGTCAGACATGTGGCCAGCCCATTTAGTTAGCTGGCTTGACATGTCCTGTAAGTCTTTGCCAATGGCAAAACCTTTTTTAAGTGCATTGAAGGCTACAGTGGCCCCACTGATTATAGTAACTGGGTCCATGAGCCTCCTCCCAAAGTCTCACTTCACTTGTTGTTAATTACAAACTCGTATAGTGTCTCTGCTTGCTTTTTAACTTCTTCAGGTGTGTACATCTTTGGGATGTATCTTTTCCAAGCATCTAAAGCTAAATCAGTATTTTCTTTAGTCTGCCCCATTACAGTTCTAGCAATTTCAAGCTGTGTGTCATAGGCCTTGTCTAGCATTTCTTTTGACATAGACAGAAGGTCTGTCCGTATTTGATACGGATTTGATGTGTATTTTTCCATGTGTGTGTTTCCTTGTGTGTTTAGATTAGCTCGCCACGAACTATTCTCTTGATGTCACCTCGGCCAATGCCTAGGTCGTTAAGCTCTCTGTCGGACATTCTCCAGAGATGCATTTCAGCAATACGAGCATTTGCTTGGGCTTGTCTTGCTTCAATTAGTTTATTGAAAAATCTTTTAAACATTTTCTACTCCTATGTTATACCCTTACTGGGCAGGAGTAGTTTTACACATATAGTTATACTATACTATTATAAAAATTGCAACCCCGTTAACCTACAGGCACAAATGTCTCTGTTACAGTAAGGATTGTATCTATGTGTCCTGCAGAAGTTGGAGTCACTTGTATCTTGTCTCCAGGCTGCAGAACTAAATCAATATTGGTAAAAGTAATATAGTCACTAGCATTAAGACTTTTACCTTTTAAAAAATGAGAAGTATACGAATCTGCTGCTACATACCACTCTACTTCAATACTATTAGTAGAAGAACCACCATTTACAACGTGAATAAAAGTAACCTCTGCTACAGCATTAGCAGGGCAAACATACACGTCTTCTGTTGTAGTTCCTGAATTATGACCATACACTGACTTGATACGTGCAGGTTTACCTTGCTGAGTGAAAGACATTACTTTTTAATTACCTTCTTGATTGTTTTGACTACCCAAGCTTCATTAACGTCAGGTGTAGAAGGATCATCTCCAACTAGTTGACCCTTCTCGTTTCTAGCACGTACTCTGACTGTTTCTGTGCCTTGGCTATTAATAAAGTCTAGTACAGCAGGATCTTTAGTATGCCACTCACCACGAATCTTTTCTGCAAGTACAGTACCAATATGGTCTACAACTTTGTCACCTTCTAGCTTCATTTTTTAGCCATTCTTTTCTTTGCCATACCTCCGTAAGACATACCAGCCTTACGTGGGTCGCCTTTAGATCTACCAGATGTACCTCTAGTAGATCTCCAGTTTTTAATCCATCTTTGTAAATTATCTACTAGAGTTGTAGGATCATCTTTTCTTTCATTCTTAAGATCATCCATAATCTTTTTAACTCTTGCAACTCTTGCACCGTCTTTTTCAGCTTGCTTAATTGCTTTCTCTGCTGTTGCAACAATGCTTTTTACCCCTACATCAGTTTTCCTTGCTGCAGCATTAGGGCTAACTCTATCGTAGGTTTTACCTACAGGTGTTTTACCCTTAGTATCCAGACGTTTGCTAGGAGTGCCAGTTTTCTTTTCTGAACCTGGACGTAGCTTAGGACGTGGAGAAGAGGCAGGAGCACCAGTGATATTTTTACCCTTAGCATTTGCCCAAGCAGTAAGTGCTGAACCTTTATACTTACCCTTGTTTTTCTTTTTCCAAGCATCTAACTGCTCTTTAGTAACAGCAAGTTTTTTCTTACCGTCTTTACCAGTGTAATACATAGATCCAGCTTTTCGTGCAGCTGAAATTGATTTATATTCCTTAGCCATAGTTACCTTCCTCTATTTGACTTTTGTGTTGGTTTCATAGAGGCTCCGCAGTTTGCCATGCCACCGTGTTTAAAACCCATTCTTTTTACTGCTTTTGGAGCTACTTTACGCAAAGCTGCAATACCTGCGTTAGGGTTTTTCTTACCCATATCTCCACCCTTAGACATGCCAGGTTTACGTGACTGTTTCTTTTCGTACTTACCACCTGGTTGATTAAGTTCTTCCCTAACTTCTTGCCGTGTTTTTGTAGTAAATTGTTTTGCAATTTGTGTACCAATAGCCCCTGCAATTATTTTTCTTATCTTTTTACGTTCTTCACCTTTTAGGTCTTTAGGAACTAGCATATCTATAGCTTCTGAAGTAGTAAGCTCTCTTTTTTTTACCTTTGCAGCAATTTTTTTAAATCGTGGAGAAGTAGCAAGTGAATAGTCTACAGCCTCTTCAGTATGCATACGTTTAGTTACTGCAGGTTTATTTTTCTTTTTCTCAGCCATTTAACTACTTCCCTTTTTTCTTGGTTGCTTTGTGATAACCTGTGCCACCGCAATGTGAGCAACCTTTACCTTTACACTTTGGACATTTAACTTTTTTCATTATCTAAACTTTCTAGTCTTTGCCGCAATCTTTTTGGGCTGTTTTACAAATTGTTTGCCTTTAGCATTACCTTTTGCCTTTGCCCTGTTAGTGGCGGCTTTTTCTCCAGACGACAAAGAGTTCCATGCAGCATCTGGCAAATATCTCTTTTTACCCTTCGAGGGAGATCCGTCCGAAGTTCTCCATTTTTGTTTTGTCCAATTCTTTAAAGACTTTTGAGGCTTCTTCATGACTTGTAGCCCCCGCCTTTTGCTTTGTATTGTTTAGCAACCATCTGGGCTTTTCTCGCAGACCATTGTCCAGGCTTGCCACCTTTTGAACCCGCCTTAACTTGTTGTACAAGTTTCCTACGCATTCCAGGTTTTGTGTAGTTACCAGCAGCATTAATAGTATCTCCGCCTCTAGACATACCAGTCTTCTTTTTAGCTGCAGCTTTCTTTTTAGCAATAGCTACTGCGGCTTGTTGTGCTCTGGATTTATATGGCATTACGAACTTGTCCCTATTTCAAAACATGCTGGTACGGCATATACATTTCTTTTTAACATACTTGCAGCTACGGCTTCTGCTTCTTCTCTACAAGCTTGTTCACTATAAAAAGCTTCTGGTTTAGCTCTTACTTCACAGGATAAAGCAGAGGGATCAAAACAGACTAACATTATGGCAATCCACATTAGGAACCTTTCACCCATTTCTTAGATGGGGATTTAGTTTTAGAGGGAGACCACTTTACTTTATCAGCCCAGTATGCTGCAGACATCTTACCCTTTTTAATATTCTTTGCGTGGCGAGACTTGAATGCCTCTCGTTGTCCTGCAGTCTGATTGGTTTTTACACCCTTCTGACCAAACTTGATATACTTGTATTTACCACCTTCAGAAGCCATAACGTGATGAGATTTACCACTACTGTCGTTCAGACGTTGTGGTTTGTTGACTGCTTTAAGGCCAACTTCTTTCATCTTGTTTTTGACTCGTTCAGGTATAGCCATTATCTTTTTCCTGCTCTACTGTTTCTAGGAAAAGATCTATTAGCACGTTTAGTGGTTACTGATAGGTTCTTTCTAGAATTGTCTCTAGGATTGCCATTACGGTGATTGACATCTTTGCCATCACCTTTCTTAACTACCCCAGCTTTTTTAAGAGCATTACGTGCAGCATTTCTAGAAGCACGGTTCTTCTTCTGAGTAGCTGTACCTTGGTAGTTGTTGTATTCTTTTTTGTAATTTCTCATGGGTAATTTAGGGGGAACACAGGACGTTTGCTATATTACCCCTACTCCTTATCTGAATCTATCGTACTTAGGATTATCTTTACGTCCAAATAATCTTAACACAAAATCCGTACAAGATCTAGCTATTTCTGTGGGAGTAGGTAATAGCCATCCTAGGATAAGTAGTAAGATTACCCAAGGTGGGATATTTGTGTTAATGATGTCTAGGTTTTCCACTTTACCTGTTTCAACCTCTTTTATTATTTCTGTTTGAACTACATCCCTACCTGCAGTTACTTCTTCCTTAGTCTCCACAGACATAACTGCCTGTCTGTTTTCTTTACCTATTTGGGCATTACTATTAACTGTAGGTCCACCAGATCCACCAAATGGAAGTATAGATGTTAAGCCACACCCAGAAAGAAATAGGAATAGGACGAGCCATCTCATCTGTTTCTCAATGTTTGTTCTATGCTATCTAACTTCATAAAGATAGCCTTGATGGTTTCTTTCATCTCTTTCATTTCTCTGTCGTGATGAAGAGATCTAGATTCATGTTGAGCCTGAATGACTGCAATATCTCTTTCGTTCTTGGTTACTTTATTAAAAAGAACCCAGACTACTACGATAATAGGAGCTACAAGCCACTGCATTACTATGTCAATCATCTCATACATGGCTTACATCATTTCAAAGTGTGGGGCATCAATAAACGGACGACGACCTTGTGATCTACGTAGGTCTACATAGGCATTCATTGCATCTTCTGCAGTGCCTGGATACTCCCGAATGTCTCCTTCTGACCATGCGGCACCCCATTTGATAGGGATACCTACTTCTCGTGCAGCTTGAGCCATTGCATCGGCTATTTCATCATAAACATTTAGTTCCCAAGAAACATCAGAACCAAAATAGGCTACAAGGTCTACAGCATGGCTGTATCCACTGTCCTGGACTAAGTGTTTGCTTTTCATTGTCTGAGATCTGCCCTGAGCTACAAGTTGTTCTTGCTCAGAGTAGGTTCTTACACCATAAGTTACACCAAAATCGACCTTTGTCAGCTCAATAGCTCTGTGAACTACAGCCACTAGGTCTGGATGTACACCTTCTAACTTATTTCTTGATCTTGCAGACAGATTAAAAGCCATTTTATCTCATATCCTTTGACATTGCTACTTTGTTACCCATTGGTTTACCAGCCATGTAAGCTGTAGCACCCATATAAGCTGCTACGACACCAGTTTGAGCAATATAAAACAAACCTAAGAGATCTGCAAGTGCAGAAACTCTAGAATCCGACATCATGGGGGTAAATAAGTAGGTGGTAAAGCCAATCATCATGATCATAGCTACCCAGGCCATCTTCTTTTGTGACTCAGCCTTCTCTTCACGTAGCTCAATCTCAAGCATACGTTCTTTCATAGCTACTTCTTCTGCAGTAACCTTACCGTCACCATCAATATCAAAGTCTACGACCATTATTCCCACTCTCTTTTTCGTTCTGGCTCAAAAACATCTCTGGCATTGAGCATTCCTTCGAGGAACATAGCTCGTTCTACTCTATCTAGGGAGTATTTAATACCTGTGTCTTGAAAAATAGCTTCTCTTACGTAGAACACATCAGATCTTGGTATGTGCACTCTACGCATTTTTCCTTCGTTCTTGTCGGCTAGAGCTTTATAGAACTCTTCTACGACATTATCCGAAGAATACATGTGTCGTTTTCTCATATAGTTATACCTTGAGGGGGAAATAAAGTCAATACTTTAAATGGGACGACAGAAAAAACTTTCTACGTCTATAAAGTACTACTTTAAGTACCTTTAAGTATTTAATAACTATTAAATATATAAGAGATAATAAGAAACTTAAGGTTACTTTAAGTTACATAGAGGTACTTAAAG